GGGGTGCTACAATGCACTATTTATACAGAATTACTAATAAAATTTATACTGAAGATGTTAGAAAAAGATTTTCTGAGTCTCACATCAGTATTAAAGATACTAAAGATACTAAAGATACTGAAGAAACTAAATCTAAAAAAGCCGAAAGCGCCACAGAAGCTTGGTATAAACGTAATACTATTCGATTTGCCACGGAAGATATTAGATGCCAAGCTCCAGGGCGTGAGGTATCTGGTAAGGCTAAATATAAGATTATTGATGGTATAAGGCATTGTAATAAACACGGTTTGCTTGTCCTTAGATATGACAGAGTTGATCTTCAAGAAAACCGAACATTTCATGATAAAGATATTTCTATGACAGCTGCCGCAAAAGAGAAAGTTAAATTAACTAAAATAAAGAATGGAACTTGGATTAAGTAGTAATACTTCACGGCATATCCTTTTATTTAAGAAAGCATTCTATAATAAGGCATTATATAGAATAAATTATTTTATTGAGGCAACTATGACTTTTAAACACGCGAAATTTGAAGACTCTGTTATTATGCGCTCTCTTGAAAGAGTTGCAAGAGAGAAGGGCATGATTAAAGACGAGCCGTTGCAAAAAACTGCCTCAACTAATCTAAACCTATCTCCATCTGATAGTTTAATGGAAAACATCCTCAACTTATGTGCAGGACTTAGAGTTTCTGGTTTTAGCAAATATGCTGATGAACTAGAAACTAATTACTTAGCTTATAAGCGCGCGACTAATGAACTTTATCAAACGGATGAAAAAGCTGGTGAGAAAGAAGTTCAAACGGCTCATCCAGATGGCAGCCATAAATTAGAAGGTGTCTTAGGTGATGACCTTGCAGTTGTTGAAGATATTTTAGATCGTCATTTGAAAATGCGTGAAGTGGTAGATAAAAAACCACATGGCAAACTTGAATCATCTGCGGAGGTACTTTCTGCAGTAAAAAAAGCCTTAGGTCAAGACGCAGCTCCAACGGCTCCAGTAGCACCTAAAACTCCGGAGGCATTGGTCAGCGCGGGTGTTGATAAAATTAGAAGATCTGTTAATCTAATTCTTGAACAAAGCGATATTGGTCGTCATGCAGTTTACATTAAAGACTATATGCAGGACCTTGAAGTTGCATCTAAGAATACAAGCGCAGCTGGCTTAATAGAAATCAATGCAATTACTGCTAGAATTTTAGCATATGCTTCTACTGGAAATCAAGGTGCATTTTCAAGATACACCAATTCATGGTTAGATTGGGCTTCTGCCAGAATATATGATAAACCTCTTGCAACATATGATGGTCTTAAAAACTTATTAGATGGCGGCTTCCAGATGGAACCAGATCTATTAAAACAAGCTCTATTGGGAATTAATGAGGGAATAAAATTGTTCCATCAAGCTCAAACCACTATATCTAGTCAGTTTAAAGAAGCGCCTGCGCCAGCAGCTCCTGCACCTGCGCCAAACAAAGTGCTCACGGATATTAAGTCTGCTCAAATGGCACTTGCAGGTATTAATGGTCTTGTTAATGCTGAAAGAAGAAAAGCCGATCCTAATGAATTAAGAAATGTTGATAAATGGCTTAAAGAAACATCTGAAGATTTAGCTGAATTAGAAAAGAATTATGATAAAATGAGTCCAGAAGATGCATTAGCAGCTTTAGTTAAAATAACTGCAGACTTCTCTGCAGTTAAAAAAGATTGGTCATAATGTCTAATTATATCAAGTTTTTTAAAGAGGAATTTGAGAAGCATGCTGCTCCTGCATACATTCCTAGAAAATCACGTCAAACTGCGGCTCCTCCAGCCGCAGCACCAATTGCTCCGCCAGTAGACACACCACAAGTACCAAGTCCGTCTGCTCCTGTAGCTCCACGCACTGCGCCTACAAGAGAATCAAAACACTCAGAAGCACCAGCAGCTCGCCCAGCACAACCAGTAAGTCTCAGTGTTCCTGCAGTTAAAGAAATGCAAAAAGCAATTCTTAATATTGCAAATATATTATCTTCATCTGACGTAACAGCCTTACAAGGGAATAAAGAAGGACTTGAAAAAGGTCCACAGTCTCGCGCTATTACTAATCAACAAGTTGGTGCGCCAACAGCTGGCGATAAAGAGTATTTGGGAGGAAATGATCCATTTGGAAATTTTATTGTTCAAAAATATCTCCCTAAAGAGAGTGTAACTGGAAAACAATTTATAAACACAGATGTTGCGGGCGGTGCAAATAGAATGAATGCGGCTTCATTGCCAAAGAATTTACGTGGCGTTATTGATTCTATGAAAAGAATTGGTACGCCCGGTTCTGCTGGAACTGAAAAATCTGTAGATGGTATATGGCAAGATAGAACTAATAATGCGCTGTATCTTATTGCCGATTTAGCGTCTGCAATGATGCGCCTTATTACTGATATGGGTATTGCTCCAGTTGCTGGCATACCAGTCATAGGTGATTTTGTAAATTTAATTCCTAAAAGCTATACAGATATGAAGTCTCCTGCTGAAATATCACAAACGGCACAAAAATTACTTCCTTATCTTAATTCTATTGCGACATTTTTTACCAATCTCAAACCTGCAGTATTAGATAATAAAGAAATTAGAAAATATGTGGATCAAAAAGAACCTTTTGCTAAATATGTAAAAACTACTTTTCCTCCTGAATTGGGAAAATTTGGTTTGCCTGGTGTTACTTTTGATTTTATTAAAGACCCTGCGCAAAATTATATTTCATTGGAAGAATTATCTACTCCAGATGCATTTAGAAATTTCTTAATGCGTGTTGGCGTTGATTCTACCCCAGAAACTATGAAAGAAGTTCTATTAAGATTAGATAGGTCTTTAAATACTAGCCATGAAACAAAGTCTCAACTTAATGAAATTTACAAATGATTGGGGACAAAATTAATGTCATTCATATATAAAGACGATAATTTAATATTGGAACTTTTAAAGTTAGCTCAATTAAATGCGCCAGCTGTACCTAATGCTCCATCTGCAACTCCAGTAGCGCCTGCGGCTTCAGTTCAACAAACTCCTGCTAAAACTTCACCAAGCCCACTATCTCCAGAAGAACAAAAAATTCAATTAGATACCGCAAGACAGCTTCTTAAAAATTTACAAACCCAATTATCTGGCGTGGCAGTCTTTACTGCTACTCGTGATGACGCAAATGTCAATATAAAAAATTTAATTAATTTAGATACGCTATTGACATTTTTACAATTCAATGGTATCAAATATAATGGAAAAGATATAGCTATTAAATCTGATATGGCGACTATGGCTGACATGAAAGAAGATGTAGATGCAAAAGCTGCACATGATAAATATGCAGATCAACTTCATAAAACTGGTTATTTTGATTATCCTATAGACAAGCCAACATACTATATTAATAAAGAAGGATTAGAAAAGTATTTAAGAGACCTTCAATCTAAAAAAAATCCATTACTTAATGCCTCAATTATTCATTTAATTGATGAAGTGAATAATAAGTTAAAATTTGAATTCACTAAAGATCCAGTAGAACAAATTCCGGCAGCACTGCCGAGCAGCGCTTATTATATGAAAAGTAAACCAAAAGATCCAAAAACACCTTCAGAAGCAACAACAACTATATCTCAAGAAGCAACCACTATTAAAGGAATAATTGATTTGCTTCCACTTGACTCTAATCATATAGATTTAAATAAAATACAAATGTTTTTAACATCCTATAAGACTTTAATAGCAAATAATGATAGTGGCGCCAGCGCTACTAGTAATATAAATAATGCAGAAACAAATATTAATACAATCAAGACGGTCTCATCTAATGCAGGTATTTTCCCACTTGGGTCGTCTACAGATGATGAAGATGTAATGACATTTATTAATAAAGACCAAAAGCAAACGGCTTATTATACATTATTGCGCGCGCTCTATGAATTAGTAATGAATACTTCTAATGTAATTAGACATTTTTCAACAATATATAGCGACCATATTAAAAAGAACACAGATTGGCTTGATAAAATTAATAAACAAATTGCAAACAGCGGATCTTGTATTTATAATAATAAAACAGATTTGAAAAGATTAATAAATATGCAATTACCATCTACAGGCATTAGAAGCTAATGAATACAAATAATTTAGTTATAGAGTCTTTATTATTAAATGATAATATAATCAAAAATGCAAACGGATCTTTATCTAATATACCTGATATGTTAAAAAGCTATGTTACTCCAGATAAACAAAACGCTGCTGGAGTTATAAGCCTATTAATACCTGGTACATTATTTATGCTTTTAAGTGGTCATCCAGTTCTTAGAATATTATTTGCAGTAGCAAGTAGCTATTATCAAATTGAAATTAAAGAAATAATTGGATCTATGTTAAACACTATAAAGCCAGACCTTGCTAGTGGTAAAAAAATATCTGAAGAAAAAATAGATCAAGCAGCCGAAGCCGCAACTGCAGATGTTGGAAAAGAAACTAAACAAGAAAGCTCTTCAGAAGAGCCAAATGATGAGTTTAGTTTAGAAAATGATGGAATGAATACTAATTCATCTTATAATGTAAAAGATATTAGAAAATTATCATTAGCATTAATTGCATATTCTAATGATAATTCAGAATTGCAGTTTTCTAAATATGCATTAAAAGCGGGCGTAACGGCACTTACAACCAGATTTGCATTAAAAACTATATTTAGTTGGGTATTTAAAATTATATTAGCATCTGCTGGATTTTTAATTGTTGGAAGTTTGCTCAGAGAAGTAATACAGCCAACAAGTGAAAAGAAACAAAAAGAAGATTCAAAAATATATGATCAACCTTTAGGTGTTGCGACTCAAACTAAATTTAAAATTAATCCCAGTTATACAGATACACACAATGCTGACTGGGAAATAACAATGTTAGCAGATAAACAATCAATAGAAAATATGATAATTAATTTTGCTAAAGAAGTTTATTTAGGATTAGATGATGCTGATAATGTAATTAAATCAACATCTACATTTGGAGTTGTTGTTCTTAATATATTAAGACATAATAAGTTCAATGTTGGTTATAATTTAGTTATTATGCCAAAAATTTTTACAAGTAAAAAGCAAATAGTTGATACGTTTATTGATGAAGTTGCCAAAAACTCTCCATAATACTAATATTTTAGGATGTTTAAGTAGCCAAAGGTGAAAACTAATGAGAAAATCTGAAATTTTTGAAAGCTTTATAAAAATAGCCCAAGACAAGGGAATAATATCTAAAGATGCTCCTGAAAAAGCTATTAAACAGCTTTCAAAGACTCATAGACATGATTCTTTAAGCGCTGATGATATCGCCAAATTGTATGGCGTTAAATCTGATCGTCCAAAAAGCATGGATTATGATAGAAATATTATAGAAGATGCTCATCCAGATACTGTTGTTGTATCTCCGTCTTATGACAAGCTTAATGGCTTACTTGGAAATCAAAATCAAAAACAAGATATTGCATTAAATAAAATTAACAAAACTCCAAATGGACAATTAGATGCTCATAAATGGGCTCAAAAGAATTTACTTTTAACTTTAGTTCGAGTTGGTAATGATTTAGACAATAAAAACAAAGAAGAACTAAGAGCATTATCTGATGCATGTTTAAATCAAGTAAGCGATCCATTAAAAAAAGAAGCTTGGGTACCTGTAGCTGTTGGAGTTGTTGCATTATTTACGGCATTATATGCTCAGCAGCATTTAGATGATTCAAATAATTCATTAAAAGAAACTACTCAAAATTTAGTTGGCGAAATTGATGATTTAATTACTTCTAATTCTAATTTTGGATTGGGATATACATTTAAACCAGAATTTATTAAAGAAATGGAATTATTTAAAAGTAAAGTTATTGAACTTTCTGATGTCGCAAGTAACGTTGAACAAGCAGTAGCTATGATAGAAAAGCCAAGAGATACTTCAGAAATAAACGCTGCTATAAAACAGCAGGCTGGTAAAATAGATAATGCTGCAAAAGCTCATAATGATTTGCGCGCAAAAATAACACAATTTAATCCGTTTTTTAAAAAAGTATTAAAAAACTTTTCAGACAATTCTTTCAAACAACGTCAAATAGAAGAAACTGGTGCAATTACCAAAACTATTGATAAACTTAAAATTTTTCATGGCGGCAGGGGTTTGATAAAAGATGATTTTGATGATGTTAGAGGAGCATTGCCTGCATTTAGAAACGCTTATATGGATCTTATAAAAATTTTAAGAGCAACAAAATCATATGAAAAATCTCTCCAATCAGAGTTAGATTTAAATAAGCCAGAGGCGCCCACAGAAGTCACACAAGAACAGCCTAATGCGCCTACAAACCCAGAAAATGAAGCGGCAGTTGCGCAATTAGCAAAACAAGTTCCAACTATACCAGAATAATTTTAATAAAAACTATCAATAATAATATATGAAAGTAGATTTTGTAAGTTAGGTGTAAGATTTGTGTCACATTAATTGGGCACTATAAAAGATTATAGGAAAACAAAATGGCTTTAAAACTATTACAAGCAACTGGACAACCACTTGGACAGTTCGACGGACTTGACTCTGACTTTTTAACCCTTAAAGGCGGCGAAGTCGTTACTTTTGCATCAGTTGCAGTTACATCAGGTACTGATTATGGAGCAGCAGACGCATTCGACGGCTATATCAGCCCATCTGGACCAAAGAGAGTAGTTGTCACTAAGACACTTACTTCTTCTACTCGTCCATTAATGTTAGCTGACGACGGTATTGCAGGATATGGAACATTATTCGGCACCGTAGTCGGTGGAACCGTTGGACAAGTTGTTTACGGACCAAACAGCACCGTAGCAGCTGCAGACTTACTTGGACCACACAGCGCTCGTGCATCTGGTAAAGTTACTTGCTGGGCACAACCTGGTTTATATGCAGTTACTTTAGATGCAGTTGACACGACCGCTAACACGGGTATCACGATATCTAATCCTAACCTTACTGCTGGTACAGCGCTTTACTATACCACAGCAGGTCTTTTGACCACGGTTTCAACGAATACAACTAAGGTTGGATCTTTCGTTGAATTCCAAAGCAACGGCGGTCTTGTTTCTACTCCTAACCATTTGGTTGGAACTCTTAGCGCACCAGACGGAGCATTCTCCGCAACAAGCAGAAGCTGGACTCAAGCAGTCTTCTACTTCAACCCACCAACAGCATAATTTAGTTATGTCGTAAAAGATATCGGGAAAGCCAGGCTGCAAGGTCTGGCTTTTTTGTTTTTTATTAACTAAAATACGATTTTTATTCATAATCTGGGAATAACCAAATATTAAATATGAATACAAAGACTCACTTTGTACGATCGCTGGTAAATACTGGCAAATATTTCTTATAAAATTAGTGGAGAATCTATGAATATGTTTAATAACAACGGCGCGATGAACGCATCATCTTTAAAAGATGCATTACAGACTTTAGTAAAATATGCCAGTGTTCTTGAGGAAAATACCCCATCTAACATGGGACTTGCAGGACAGGTTTCTTTAAGTGATGACAGACGTGACGATCTTATCTCACGCGCTATCATGACTCAAGATGGAAAAATTGCATTAGCTCAAGCGATGGCAAATCCAATTCGTAGAAACTTAGACTACCACGGAATTGCTCGTAGAGCACTTGTAGTCGATCCATTGCCACAAGGAGCAATGCCAACGTACGATAGAGATATCGATGTTGCAGCAGTTGTTATCTCAAGCAACGGTACCGGTCCAGAATCACGCGTCTTCGGTGACCGTGTTGTTGTTCCAGAGTTTGAAATCTATGCAAACCCAACGGTTCGTATCGCAGAAGTCAAACGTCGTAGATTCAATGTTATCGACAGAGCTGTCCAAAAGGCTCGCCAAGAGATTATGGCACAAGAAGACGCAAACGTTTTCGCAGCTTTAGATGCATCAGCAGCAGTTGAAAATACTCTTACTGACATCGCAGACGCAGGTCTTTTAAAGAGAGACTTAGTTGAAATCAAAGCTCAAGTTGATCGTTGGGACTTAGTTACGACTAAGTACTTCATGAACATCAATGAGTTCACCGATATCCTTAAGTGGGGATCTGGTGGTGGTCAAGGTGTTTCTGGTGGAGATTTTGATCCAGTAACAATGAGAGAAGTTCTTCAAACAGGTCTTTATGCTCACATCTGGGGCACTGACATTATGGTATCTAAGATCGTTCCACCAGGAACTATCTACGGTGTTGCAGATCCAGAGTTCGTTGGAGTTATGCCAATTCGTCAAGATATCGAAGTTCTTCCAGCTGACGAGCCTAAGCAGCTTAAATTAGGATGGGTAGTAAGCGAAATAATTGGTATCGCCATTGTTAACCCTCGTGGTGTCGCAGCCGGTCGTAAATCAGTAACTGTCGCCTAATTTCAGGATCTCTTCGGCAATGAAACCGCTGCCCTTGTGGCAGCGGAGGAATTGCCCCTCAATAATTATTGACGTATTACATATTGATTTCTATCGTAATCAATATGATGATATAGTTAAGCATCTGGAAAGCTATAAGCTTTCGGATAGGGCTGATGTCAATCAGCCTATTGTAGGAGCAGAGAAGCTACTTACAAGCCACCAGCCTTGTGCTGGTGGTAATTGACATAGTTAGTAGCTTTTAAAAAGGATCATCGCAAGATGGTCCTTTTTTTTTATTTAGTGAACCATAATAATGTTATATACACTATGTGAGCGCAATTGATATTCAGAAAATGATAGAAAATGGTTTTGCAATTAAAAGAATTGCGACTAAAACAAATGTAACATTTAAAGAAATTGATGATTTAATCATTTTAAATAAGTGGCAAATTATAAAAGAATTTTTTGATGATAGTAAAATCGATCATATTTGTTCTTTATATGCCGAAGGTGTTTCGGCAAAAGCTTTGGCTTATAAATTCTCTATAGATAAACGAAGAGTTCAAAAATGGGTTAAATTTAAATCTCTATTAAGAGACAAAAGCTCATCTCATAGATTTACAAAATTTAATCAACATATTTTTGATACAATTGACACTAATGAAAAGGCATATTGGCTTGGATTTTTTTATGCAGATGCTTATAATTCAGAAACAGTTAATACTTTTTGCTTAACATTAAAGGGAGAAGATTATAGTCATTTAATTAAATTATGTAAATTCATTGAGCTTCCTGAATCTAAAATAAGTACATACCTATCATATATAGGTAAAAAATCTTATCCAACATGCTCTGTTAGATTATACAGCAAACATATTTGTGAAAAAATGACTGAATTAGGCTGCCCTAGAGCCAAAAGTTTTATTATAAAATATCCAGAATGGTTATCTGATGATTTAGCAATCTCATTTATTAGAGGGATGTTTGATGGAGATGGTTCTTTATGCAAAAGACAATCCGGAGAATGGAAGTGGTCTATTGCAACAACAAAAGAATGCGGAGAATCAATTCAAAAAATAATTTTTGACAAATTACAACTTATAGTTAATTTAAGTTTCATCTCTAAAACAAATCATAATACATATGAATTGGAAAGTAATGGAAATGAAAAAGTTCTTAAATTATCCAAATGGTTATATGAAAACGCCCCGAAATCTATAAGATTAGATAGAAAATATCAAAAATATTTAGACTTAATTGATTTCCAAGACAATCGCTCTTTTAAAAAGAATGAATATAAAGTATCAGAAGAAAATAAAAAATCGATTATTGATGAATTAATAGGTGGAATTAATATTAAAGACATATCAATTAAATATAAATTACATCAAAGGACAATAACAAAAATGAAGCATGATGACGCCTTTTTATATGACAAAATAGTTTCAGTGAATAACAATTTAATTACAGCAAAATATGTTAAAACACTAGATCATAATCAAAGACAAATTTTAATTGATCCATTATTTGATCATTTTCGTAATCAAGGATGGTTGTATCCAGATAATGATTCTAAATTAAAATCTAATTGGAAAAAATTATGTAATTTTGAGCCAGATTTATCAAAAGACGAATTATTTAATAATAGCTCTATGGCTACAGATATCTGCAAATATTTTTGTCATAAATTTTATGATGCTACTGAAAATAATCAACCAACTATGAAAGAGGTATTTAGTAATGATAGTAAGTTAAAAAAATTAATTCAAAATAGACTTGGCATGGATTGGAAAGATGAAGAAAATGATGAAACATTTAATATGTCTTTTAGAATGCTTATTCAAGGAATGAGATCATCTCGTGTAGTTCCAAGTATTTCTATATTTAAACCTAATATTGCAAAATATTTATATATGAAATATACTGATAAAGGAGATACAGTTTATGATTATTCAGCTGGTTGGGGCGGGAGAATGCTTGGAGCAGCCAGTTGTGATCGAAAATATATAGGAACAGACCCTTTAACTACAGATGAGCTATCTAAAATATCTGATTTTCTAAGCCTTAAAAATATTACATTAATTAATAACGGTTCAGAGAACGTAAAATTGGATGAAAATTCTATAGATTTTAGTTTTAGCAGTCCTCCATATTTTGATCAAGAGGTGTATTCTGCGGATAAATCACAAGCATATAATAATGGAGACGATCATTTCTATGATACATATTGGGCTAAAACTTTAGATAATGTTAAGTATATGCTCAAGCCAAACAAGTATTTTGGATTAAATATTTTGGAAAAATATACTAAAATGATTGATATGGCAAAAGAACAGTTTGGAGAGCCATGTGAAATTGTTAAACTTAGAACTATTCGTAACCATTTAACAAAAAGTAGCGGAATTGAAAAATTTGAACCAGTTTACATATTTAAAAATATTAAATAAAAGCAAGTCTCCATATATGTAGATTATTTTAAATTGCAATTCTAAAAATTCAAACAATTGCATAAATAGGCATTTGAATGAATATTTATATTAAGGACAAAATGAAACTTGATACTCTTTTTGATATTTATGAGCTTATTTCTAGTGGAACACAAGGCATTCCTACTAGAAAATCAGCTTTTGCAATAAGAAAGCGCGGTCTAGATTCATTATTAAATAACACTTTTGTTAAAGTTGCATTTGATACTCGCAGAATAGATCAAGAAACGACTTATAATCCAAGACGTGGTCTACAAAATTATCATAGAAGTGAGCCATTTGTTTCCGCTAATATGTTAGAAAAAATTAAAGCATTTTCAAAATTATCAACAGTATTAGACCAAATAAAATCTGAATATGGTCGCGAAGCCGAATGGCAGGATAGTTATGTTAGAGTTCTTTCCTCTGCAGTACATAAAGGTTTAAGAACCGTCCAAGCTGATGGTGATTATAGCGACGCGCAACCATCTATGGCAAGTTTAGCTTATTTAGAAGAATTAATGTATGTTAGATATCGATTAACTGCAGATTCATTAATGAGTATGGGCGAGCAAGATTTAAGAAACGCAATTTTAAGCAAAGATGAGCTTTTAACTAATGGTGGAAATTTCAATATGAGTATTTCGCCAGTTACAACATCTGATGTATCAAAATATAGTTATGATAATATGATGGAAAAAATGTTATCTACCGTTGCACAAGTTATATCTCAGATGAAACCACAAGATGATTTAACCAGCAAACTTTTTGATGTTAAAGCTACTAAGGATTCTCCAGATATAGAGAGAACTGTAACAATCAATATAAAAGATAAAATAAATCCAACTTTAGAGAAAGTTAGCGAAACTAAAAATGATGAAATCACAATTGATGGTAACAATTTAAATGGGAATGAATGATTTAAAAAAATGTTGCACTTGTAATATGTTATTATCAATTACAAATTTTTGCAAAAATAATTCTACTAAAGATAAGCTTTCTAAAAGATGTAAAGTTTGTGTAAAATTGCGCTCAAAATCTAGATCAATTTATAATAAAAAATATAGAGAAAAAAATATAGTTCGTTTAAATGATAACGATAAGCAATATTATCTTTTAAATAAGGAAACGCTGTCTATAAGAAAAAAGACACATTATCAAGATAATAAAATTGAATATGTTATTAGGGCACATAATTACTATAAAAATAATAGTAAAAAAATTAAAGATAAAGTAAAAGATTATAATAACACTATATACAAAAAACAACGTATTTTAAATGTCCGCAAACGCAGGGCATTAAAGAAAAATGCATTTGTTCAACATTTTAAGCATGAAGAGATTATTAATAAATATGGTGATAAATGTTTTTATTGTTTAATAGGAAAATTTGAGCATATTGATCATTATATACCATTATCTAAAAATGGAGAGCATACTTTAGAAAATATAAGACCATCTTGTGCCAGTTGTAATATGAGTAAGCATGACAAATTACCATTAGATTTTATAAAAAATAGAGAGTTATAATGGGAAATAATGACTTTGCTCCATATCAAAAAATTAATGGGTGTTTTGTGGTGAGAAATGTTACACCTGATAGGCAGAAAACTATCAAAATTTTCAACTATCCAATTCCATTTAATCGCACAAGAGATTTATTAGCAATTCCTGGAGTATCAGAATCTGATATTAGAGCCTCTTTATTAAAAGGAGAGTTGCAACATAAAATTAGAGCGGCAGATATAGTTATTGAATGTAGCGATATAGATTTATTACAATTCAATGATGCCCATAAATTATTTTTAGAAAATGCTGGCGTTGTTAATGGACTATCAGTAAGCGGAGGCACTGGAGGATTTGATGTGCAAGATTCTGCATTAATTGGAGTACAAGATACTATAAATACAACATTCACTACTGCAACAAAATTCAAACACACAAGTCAATTTAAAGAGGTATTATTTGTTAATGGATTAAGACAACATATTCCAGAAGATTATTTTGTTGCAGAAAGCGGCGGTGTTGGAACGGGTTATGATACAATTGTTTTTACCAATGCTCCTTATCCAGATGATACGCTAACAATAGATTACTTTAATATATAAATCCAATGTCTAATACTAGAGTTAAGAATTACCAAATAAATGCTACTGGTATCGGTGGCGGAGGTGGATCTACCGGTCCTATAGGTCCAACTGGATCTATCGGTCCAACCGGATCTATCGGACCTACTGGTCCTGCCGGTAATCCTGCGACATATGGAGAATTAAGCGGAGCAGATGGTGCAGTCGCTCAAACGTTAACAACTCAAAATACATTTTATTTAGTAGCATTTTGGGACACGATTGCAAATGCTTTTGGAACAACTCCAAGCGTATCAAATAGTAATATAGTTATAAATATTGCGGGTTGGTATAAAACTCAAGTTGTAGCGGCAGTCTTAGGTGATTCGGGATCGCCTAGATATGAATTTTCATTATTCATTAATGGATTAGAGCATATTAATGCTAGAACAGTTCAAGATTTGAGCCAAACAGCAGTTCAAAATATAATGATTAGTGATCTTAATTATTATAATGCTGGAGATGTTTTAGATATTAGAGTAAGATGCACTACAAATAATAATAAGACAGTTCAAATTATTGATGGTAATTTTATAGTTTTTAATATTGGAGCGACTGCTACTGGAGCAACTGGTCCTGCGGGTGCCGCAGGTCCTACAGGAACTATAGGACCTACTGGACAAGCTGGAACAACCGGACCTACAGGATCAATAGGACCTACAGGCAGTATTGGACCAACTGGAACTATTGGACCAACTGGAACTATTGGACCTACAGGCAATACAGGTCCACAAGGAACCCAAGGATCTCCTGGACCT